GGCCGTTCGGGGGTCGTTCGTCCTGGAGGTGCTCGACGAGGGCATCGAGGGTCGCCTCTACGAGTTTGTCCGGAGGGTGGCGATGCTGCATCAGTACTACCATCCGGAGCGGATTCTGGCCGATGGCGACCACGTGGCGGGGATGCAGTTTGCGGCCGAGTGTCACCTCCGCATCGAGCCGGCGCTATTGTGTGCGATGCCCCAACCGCTGGCCTACGCGTTGCCGCTGATCGCCAGAGGGCTGGACACAGATCGGATCGTCCTGCCGGCGGCGTCGCGTCTGCGGGGCGAGCTGCTGACCACCCCGGCGCACGTGGACCCGGCCACGTTGAAGCTCGACGAATATCCGGGCGTCGCCGCGCTGGCCTATGCGGTCCTGTCGCTCGATTCCACCTCCTTGCAGCCCCGCCGCCAGGCCCGGGCAAAAACCACCAGGAGGATCTGACATGGATACCCGGCAGATGTCTCGGGAGAGACTCAACGATCCGCAACTCTGGCTGGGGCTGCGGGAGGAGCTGTCGCTGTCGCCTCGCGAGCTCGACGTGGCCATCCTGCTGGTGTTGGGTCACTCCGTCGGGCAGATCGCCCGGCGGCTCGGAATCGCGAAAGGCACGGCCATTACGTACACCAAGCGGCTGCGTCGCAAGGTGGGGGTCTCTCGTCGCTGCGAGGTCGTTACCGCGCTGCTGCTGGCCTCGGGACTGCTGCTGGCCGACGACATGCCTTGTCCTTCAAAGGGGTACAAGATTCAGGGGGGTCGAAAATGTTCGGAAAAGGCGTAAACCCATACGTGCACGCCGGTTCGGAAGATTTAGCGGGGTGTGAGGGGTGTCCTTTTTTCATCCAGGAGTCGGGCCACTGTATGATCAGGCCGGACCGACCGGCCCCGTGCGGCCGGCCTCCGAAACGACAGAAGAAGGCGGCCTGTCGGTCGCCCCTGGAGCGATAACATGAATGCGTTGCTCCCGTTCATCAAGGCCTGGGGAGGGCAGCCCAAACCGCAGGGCGGAATCCCCCTGCCCGAGGTGAGCGACCCCGAGGTCATCGCCAGCGAAGACCGCCTCCGCAGGCTGCTCGATCGGCGAACCAAGACGAATTTCACCGGGGGGCTGAAACCCGCCCGCATGACGATGCCGACGCTCGTGGGGGTCGCATGACACCGCAGGAACTCCACGATCTCTGGAGTAGTCTCGACGGCGAACGGTCCAGCGTCAAGAGCCTGGTGCAGCAGGTGTACGACTACTGCCTGCCCCGGCGGGGCAACGTACTGACCAGGCGAATGGAGGGCCAGGATCTGCATGCAGCGCTGGCCGACTCGACGGGGGAGACGGCAGCCGAGCGGTTCGCCACGGGCATGTACAACTTCATGTGGAACCCCAGCCGCACGAACTTCATGCTGCTTCCGCCGATCGAGGGCAGCGGGATCGGGCAGGATATCTCCCATCAGCTCTTGGGAGTCACCGAGCTGCTCAAAGACGAGATGAGCGCCTCGAACTTCGAAGAGGCGTTCTACGAAGATGCCCTGGACACCGCGACCGCCGGGACGGCGACGCTGGAACCGTCGCGGGGGGATGAATCGTTGTTCGAATTCACCTGTCACCCGTTCGCCCAGGTGACGTTCACGGAGAACCGCAGGGGCAGAGTAGAGAGCGTCCTGCGAAAGTTCGAGTGGACCGCGCAGCAGATGGTGGAGGAGTTCGGCCTGGGTCGCGTGCCGCCCAAGGTCGTGGACGCCTACAAAACAGCGGCGGGCAAGCAGAAATCGTTCGAAGTGATTCACGCCGCCGTGCCGCGTCGGGACTTTCGCATCGGACAGCGCGACGTCCTCAACATGCCGATCGAATCGATCTGGTGCAGCGGAGATCACGTGATGCGCACCAGCGGCTGGCCCGAGCAGCGATACCTGGTGAGCCGATTCACCAAGGCCGCCGGCGAGAAGTTCGGCCGCTCCCCTGGGATGACGGCCCTGCCGGATATGAAGATGCTCAACAAGATCGAGGAGACGATCATCGCCGGTGCCGAGACGGTGGTTCGCCCGCCGATCCTGACGCCGGATTCGTCGTTCCTCTCGGGCGGGGACGGGGAGGAGCTGATCAGCCTCGATCCCGGGAGCCTCTTGTATTACCGGGTCAACCCGATCAATCCCATGGTCAAGCCCGAGCCGTTCCTCACGGGCGCCCGTGTGGACTTCGGGCACGAATACGCCCAATCCAAGCGGGACATCATCAAGCGGACGTTCTACAACGATCTCTTTCTCATCCTCGGGGACGAGAAGCGCCGCACCGCCACGGAAGTGCGGTCGATCCTGGCCGAGAAGATGAGCATGCTGGGACCCTCGTTCGGGCGGCTCAAAGTCGAGCTGTTCGATCCGATGATCCGCGTGCTGCTGTCGATCGCCTCGGAAGTGCCCGAGTACCTCCACGGCATCCCGCTGGGGTATCTCCAGATGGCCAACATCCGGTACATCTCGACGCTGGCGATCGCGATGCAGTATGCGGAATTGAGCCTGGTCGAAGATGCGTTGATCTTCCTGTCGCCGCTGGGTGAGCTGGATCCGACGGTCTTCGACAACCTGTCTTTCGATGAGATCTGTCGAGGGTTTCTGGAAAAGATGGCATGGCCGGTGAAGTGGCTCAAGAGCCGCGATGAGGTTCAGGCGATCCGCGAAGCGAGGGCGCAGCGACAGGCCGCCGAGATGATGCAGATGCAGGCGGCCCAGCAAATGCAGCTGATGGGTGGCGCCAAGCGACCGGAAGACGGCTCGCCCGCCCAGGCGATGATGGAGGCGGCGTGATGGATCAGGTCTATCGAGAGTGGCTCAAGACACCCCAAGGGGCCGCGATCTGGGCCGACCTGGACAAGCAATTTGGGGGCAACCCGTTTTGCGGCGAGAACGTGCACGGGACCTCCTATCGTTGTGGGCAACTGAGCGTGCTGGAATACATCATCGGTCATCTCAAGGAGAAATAGCCATGGCGAAAGCCCCAACCAAAGACGAAGAAACCCAGGCGGACGCCAAGGCCGCAGACGCCAAAGTAATCCAGGCCATCCGCGCGGCCATCGAGCCGCTGGCCCATATTCAACTGCTGGATCGCTCCCAGGAGACGGTCAAGGGAGTGATTCCCGGGACGTACTTGATTCAGCGGTGCGGACAGCGGGCCGAGATCACCAACGCGGACATCGAGGCGGCCCGTCGCGTGCGGAGCGAGGACGTCACCCTGGCGGAGGCCCGCCGGGCGTTGAGCGTACTGGCCAAGCTGCCGAGCGACTACATGGTCAAGGACCCGAGCCGGGTGCTGTACCAGTTCCCCGGGCGGGACTCCCAGCCGTTCGCCATCACCAACGGCGACATCGAAACCGCCCGAAAGCTCTGCTGACAGGAGTAATCTGTGATTCCCGAAACGACCGTCACGGACACGACGCAGGACACACCAACCGATTCCCCATCGACCGGCTACGTCCAGCCCGATGGGACGCTCAGCCCGAAATGGCTCGATGCGGAGCCGTTTGCCGACCTGCGTGACAATCAGACCCTCGGCAAGATCACCGACGTCCCGGGCCTCGCCCGGCAGATCTCCAATCTGGAAAAGGCCCTGGGCCGCAAGCGTGCCATCCTGCCGGACGGTCCCGAGGACAAGGACGGACTCGACGCGCTGAGTCGCGAGCTCGGCTGGCCCGAGAGCCCGGACGGCTATCCGGAGGTCAAACTGGAAATGCCCGAGGGCATGGAGGCCAACCCCGAGGTCGAGAAGGCCTGGCGACAGTGGGCGCACGAAGCGCGGCTGACGGCCCAGCAGATGGAGTACCTGACGAAGAAGACCATCGAGTGGAACGTCAACGCCCACAACCTGGCCGCCGGCGAGAAGGCCAAGGCCATGGCGGACGCAGCCGCCGGACTCAAGAGCCGCTGGCAGGGCAAGTTCGATTCGAATCGCCAGTTGGCGCAGACGGCCGCCGCCGCCTTCGCCGCCGATGCCGAGATGAAGCACTTCAAGGAGGCCGGGTATCTCGACGACCCGCACTTCCTGTCTCTGATGCACAAGGTGGGCGAGGCGGTCAGCCCGGATCGCATTCACGCCCGATCAGACGGCCAAACCAACGCCGCCAGCGTCGAGCGGAGGATTCGGGACCTCCAGAGCTCGAAAGACTGGCTGGAGGGCAGTGGACCGCGTCACGATGCGATCCATGATGAGATCATGCAACTGCGAGAACAACTGTCTCACGCCGGGTAGCCCCCTGCCGGGTCCGGTCCAGGACATTTTACGAACGCGGGTAGCCCCATCGGGGTCCGCAGCCTGGCGAGGTCAAACGCAAACGGCAGAGTCCGTGAGCGGCGTTATGGGCGTTGCGTATCGGGAAGCTCTCCTCTCTCAGACGGCGTGTGCCGCCTGGCTTCAGGAACAGTTAATAGGAGAGTTCCCCGATGAGTTTCTCAATCACGGAAAACATGGTCCGCCAGTTCTACGACAATGTCCTGATGCTCAGTCAGCAGAGGGACAGTCGGCTGCAAAAGACCTGCCAGATCAAGACGGGTGTCAAGGGTGACTCGTTCACCGCCGAGCGGATCGGCTCGGGCGAGATGTACGAGCGCACCACCCGGCACCAGGACGTCCAGTTCGTACACACCCCCCACAGTCGGCGGATCGGATTCATCCATGACATGGAGTATCCCGACCTGCTCGACAAGCACGACGAGCCCAAGGTGCTCACTGACATCCGCAGTCCCTACGTCCAGGCGGCCGTGGCCGCGGCGAACCGCGCCAAGGATCGATGGATCATCAACGCCCTGGGCGGCGTGGCCAACGCGGGCAAGAACGGCACGGACCTGGTCAACTGCTACGACGTTGGCGAATGCCGCATCATCAACGGCGACGGCACGCTGCACACCGCCGGCAGCGACGGCACCGATACCACCGAAACCACGCTGACCGCCGCCAAGGTGTTGTTGGCCAAGTACCTGCTCGACAGTGCGGAAGTGGACCCGTCTCGCAAGCGGTACTTCGTCACCAACGCCTACAACCTCCAGGCCCTGCTGTCCTCCACGGAGTACGGCAGCGAGGAGTTCAAGGCGGCGCGCGATATCGTCCAGGGCAAGATCGGGATGCTCCACGGCTTCGAGTTTATCCAGGTGGAATATCGCTCGACCGGTACGGGGCTCCAGATGCATTCGGTGGATACCACCTGCGTCGAGTCGTTTGCCTTCGCCGAGGGGTCCGTCACGTTCGGCATCGGCGGCGACATCGACACCATGATCGAGCGCAACGTCACGAAGAACGCCACGCAGATCACCACGACGCTCAACGTCGGGGCCGTGCGCAACGAAGGGCCGGCCGCCGTTAAGGTGCTGCTCAAGGCCGCGCCGTAGTCGGCAATACCGCTCTTTCGAAATCCAACGCATAACCACACTCCTTTTAGGAGAGTCGAATCATGGCAGATTCAACCCAATACGGGGCCAATTACACCAAGGCCGCCAGTCCCCAGTCCGACGAGTATATGCAGTCGGCGCAGTGGGGCGCCAAGGTGCGCGTGCAGGTGGACCAGGCCACGCTGACCTCGGACAGTGACACCGGCAGCCTCATCTACGTCGGCAAGCTGCGCAAGGGCGACATCCCGATCCGCACCACGATCATCAGCCCCAACGCCAGCGAAGCGATCACCGGGACGATCGGCTGGTCGGGCGACGCCGGCGCGATGGGAACCTTCACCTCGCTGGCGACCAACGCGGCGCAGATCCTGACGCCCACCGTTTTCAACACGCCTCTGACCGAGGACAAGGACATCTACATCACC